AGTATATTGAAGATGCTGGTATTCGTTACGAAACAAATTTACATATAACTGTACCTACAAGTGCGGCTGGTACAGTCTTTACTGGCTAGACTTATGGCTACTCGTAAAAAGAAAGGCATGGGCATAAAGTCCAGTGTCAAATCTGGTAACTTTAGACCTACGAAACAAGGCGCAGGTATGTCGGCTAAAGGTGTCGCCGCTTATCGTCGTGCTAATCCGGGTTCTAAATTAAAAACTGCTGTTACTGGTAAAGTCGCAAAGGGTAGTAAATCTGCGAAAAGAAGAAAGTCATTTTGTGCACGATCTGCGGGTCAAGCCAAGATGCATAATGTTAACTGTAAAAAGACACCAAATAAAAGAATCTGTCAAGCAAGGAGGAGATGGAAATGTTAGATATTAAAATGATATGGATGAAGATTAAAGAAAAGTGTATAGAGTATTGGCCACATAAATGTAAGAAAGATGTTATCATCGCTATTCTTGCAGGTTTACTGGTATGGTGCTGGGTATTTTAGAATGACTAACAAAGAATTAACTGATATTAAACTTGAGTTAACTCGTCACATTGAAAGAGAAGCACAACTTCGTGAAGATGTATCTGAGTTAAAAGAAGATATGGGTTGTGTAAAACGTTCTATATTTCAAGTTAAGTGGTTAGTTGTTGGGGCTGTGTGCGCTACCATAGTTATGCAATCTGGAGCATCGGCTGTGATTGCAAAGATACTTATAGGTATTTAATATGGTAATAAGTCGTGCTAATATAGGACAACAAATAACAAAACCACCGAGTAAACCAAAGAAACGGAGGAAGTATGCAAGTAACAAAAAACGTCGTAAAGTTTAATAAATTATTAGTTAAGATTCCAAAGGCCACTAAAAGAGTTTGGGATTTATCAGAAAACAGATGGGGCTACAAGTATGACAAAGTTATGTCCTAGAGGTAAAGCTGCTGCTAAACGTAAGTTTGCAGTATATCCCTCAGCTTATGCAAATGCATATGCGTCAAAGATATGTGCGGGTAAGATAAAAGATCCTAGTGGTAAGAAGAGAAAAGATTTTAAAGGACCAAAGCCTAGTAAAGCTGGTGGTGGTAAGATTAAATTAAAGAATGGTGGCATAGCTCGTGGTTGTGGTAAAGTTATGAACAACCGTCGAAAAGTAACTAAGTATAGATAGTATGACTGAAAAAAATTATTACACACAAAGAGAATGGGACAGAGTTGTTGGTTATGGAAAGGTTCCTAATAAATATAACTTAAAGAAAAAGAATGGCTAAGAAAGGTTTAAAGACTTGGTTTAAAGAAGATTGGGTTGATATATCTACTGGTAAAAAATGTGGACGTAAATCAGCTAAGTCTTCAAAAAGAAAATATCCAGTCTGTCGACCAAAGGCAGTTGCTAACAAAATGTCTGCTGGACAGAAATCTTCGGCAGTTAAAAGAAAAAGAGCCAAGACTAATATTGGACCAAAACCTACATCGATAAGATATCCGATTAGCGCTAGTGGTAAGAAACAAAAGGTTAAAACAAAAAGAAAGGCATAGACGACGATGATAGACCCATTCACAGCTTTCGCCGCACTAAAAGGCGCTACTGATGCTATAACCAAAGCTATTAAAGCTGGTAAGGATTTAGCTAATATGTCAAGCACTGTGTCGAAATGGGCAAAGGCCGAAGCTGGTTTACAAGTTGTGGCTAGTAATAAATCAAGTGGATTAGGTAAAGTTCTTGGTAAACTAACTGGAACAGAACAGAATGCTATTGATGCACACTTTAGAAATGAAGAGGCAAAGAGAATACGAGATCAAATGAGAGAGATGTTTGCATTGTATGGTTCCCCAGGACAGTGGGAGAGACTACAAAAAGAAATTGCATTTGAAAGAAAGAGACAGGCAACACTATTAAAACAAAAAATACAGATGCAAAAACGAAGAAAAAATATTATAATAGGAATCGGAGCTGGGTTGATTGGATTGGCAGCCGTAGCTTTCGAAGTATATGTGTTAACCAATCTATAATAAGGAGTAAATAAAATGGTAATGATACGAAACAGAAAGACAGTGAAGGGTAAGCTAGGTAATACCAGACCTAAAGATACTGACTTTGCTGGCATAGCAAGAAAACAAAGTAAAAAGAAAAAGACAGAACAAAAAAAATCTCAAACAAAGAAAGTATCTTTGGGTAGACAAATCTCTAAAAAGAAACAACAGATGGGTATGGGCAAGGGTAAGAAAGGTCTTGGAATGCTTAATGTTATGACTGGACAACAGGCCAACCAACCATCAAAGAAAAAAACTACAAGAGTTATTGAAACACAAAAAAGAGGTGTACCGACTAAAGTTAAAAAAGCTTTAAGACCTGGTGGTATTGAGAATCCATATATGGGACCAATTTCTGGTAGTAGGGGTAAATATAAAGCTGGTGGTAAAGCATCTAAATACAGAATGAAGGGTGGAGGTAAGACTTCCAAGTATATGGCAAGAGGTGGTAGAGCCAAGTAGTGTCGTATACGATTTCTAATATCCCACACTTTAAGTGTTGGGTGAGGAAAGAGTTCACACATAATCATGAGAAATATCAAGGTGAGTTTCTTCATGCATTAGCTTTTGCCGTGTGCACTATCCCAGACAGATGTTTGAGTTTTCAAGTTGTATTTACAGGATGTGGTGAAGACCATCCCAATCCTCACGGCGGCGCAATGTGGGCACGTATGCCTATAACTGCGCTTGTCGGTGATACTCCTTTCGATGAGTGGCCACCAAATATACAAACACATTTAGCACAACCGTGGGACTGTTCCAGTCGTAATCATGCTATCATTAAAATGGATCGAATTAGTTCTAGTCCGTGGTTGTGTAAACTAGCAGGTGAGTTTTATAATGGTAAGTACATGTTTACGGTTGATTATACTGACAGTTATATATCGGATGATCCAGCACAACATAAACAATCGCATGTGTTGGAGTTAACATCGGGTCCGTATAAAGGTTGTATAGTAGCATTACCAAACAATCGTGTACGTGTAACCAATCCTGCGCTATGGGCAGTTGGAGAAGGACCACCAGACTTTGTACCGTCACAGTGGGAACACTCCGCAGAACAACACGATAGTTATATGGACTGGGAAACAACATTTGATAACCTATATGAATGGGGAAAGAAAAAGAAATGAATAAAAAAAGAACTAGAACAGAAAATATTAAAAAAGTACAAGAAGAATTTCGTCAAGATTTTAGTAAAAACAAAACAAGGCCAACACCTAAACCTAATCCGTTGCCAAAAGATGTAAGAAAGGCTATGGATAAAGTATATAAACAAGACACTGAAGCAAGACAAATTCTAAAAGAATTATATGATAGAGAAGCAACAAACAAACCAAAGAAAAATAAATTCATGGCTGGTGGTATGGTTAACCCATCATACGGAACTGACTTCGACGATAGATAATTATGGCAACTTCAGGCACAACAACATTCAATCTAGATATAGCTGACGTAATTGAAGAAGCTATGTCTATGTTAGGTGGCGAACAGACTCTAGGGTTTGAACCACTAGAGGCACGACGTACACTTAATCTTCTCCTTATCGATTGGATGAACCGTGGTATATTACTATGGAAACAAAACATTGCTACATTAGATATTACAAGCGGTACAGCTGAATATACATTACCCACTTCCCTTATAGATATAACTGAATTAGTACATAGAACAGTTAGTGGTTCAACAACTACAGATTTAGCTTTAACAAGAATAACAATGGAATCTTATCAAAGAATCACAAACAAAACGCAAACAGGTAGACCAACGCAATATGCTATTAACAGATTAAGAGATGCAGCAGAATTATATTTGTGGCCTACTCCAGATGCTACAACTACAAGTGGTACACCATTATTATCATACTTTAGTTTTAATAAAGTCGAAGATATAACCAAATCTAATCAAGATGCAGACATACCATTTAGATTCTTACCGTGCTTATCGACTGGTCTTGCCTATAAGATGTCTATCAAAAGACCAGGCATTACATCAGAACGAGCTAGTATGTTAAAACAAATGTACGAAGAAGAATTAACCTCGGCAATGTATGCCGATAAAGAAAGGGCTAGTCTTTTGATTAAGCCATCATTTAGGTTATAATGGCAAGAGGTAAGTATGCATACTTTATCTGTGACCGTTCAGGATTTAGATTTAAATATTCTGAAAGAGTCAGAGAGCCGACAGGATTAATTGTTGGAGCTTCGGAAACAGATGGTCGATATAATATTATAGATCATCCGCAGAACAAGACTCCAAGAATTGATGACAATGAAAACTTGAGGGATGCACGTCCAGAAGTCGTACTAGCTACAACTGGTGATGCTGGGTGGAGTCCTGATGATTCAACATTTACAAAGAGAGGTAACTAAAAATGGCCATTACACAAGCTGTATGTAATTCCTTTAAGTCAGAAGTTTTACAAGAAGGGCATCAGATTAAAACTGATACCTTAAAGATAGCTTTATTCACAAGTGTGGCTTCATTATCTGCGGGTACGGCTGCGTACTCAACGTCTAATGAAGTTGTATCAAGTGGTGGATATGCTCCTGGTGGAGGCACACTAACTGGTGTGACTATTTCACTTGGCGCAACATCTGCTGCAGGTGGAACAGCAATTATTGATTTTGCTGATATATCTTTTACAAGTACAACATTCTCAGCTAGAGGAGCATTAATATATAATTCATCTAATAGTAATAAAGCTATTGCTGTTTTAGACTTTGGGTCTGATAAAGTATCGACTAACGGTACCTTTACAATTTCATTCCCAGCTGCTGCTGCTGCCACTGCTATTATCACACTTTCATAGTCGAGGTTAATCGTCTATGTCTGTGGTTACTAGTGGATACAGTAGAAATACTTGGAACTCAGGTGCATGGAACCGTAGTGTTGTAGATCGATCGGTTACTGTAACAGGAGTTTCTCTGTCTACTGCTCTTCGTTCTGTAGAAGTAACTATTCCAGGCACGGCTTTTGTAACTAACGCAGGAATAAATTTATCTCTTCGTAATGTAACTACAGCAGCTGATGCTAACTTAACACTAACAAGATTAAGTATAGGGTTTAGTTTACGATCAGCAACTGTTGAAGTTATTAAAACACATAATGTTACAGGGGTAGCATTAGTAACTACACTTCGTAGTTTAACTATTACAAGTAGTCCAAAAGTTATTCCGTCCCAAGTCATCGGATCATTTAGTCTTGGAACTCCTTTTATTAAAGCAGGTATTGATGTTGATGTTACTGGAGTAACAAGTGAATTTGACACAGGTAACGAAAGCTCACAAGCTGGAGCTAACCCAGTAATATACAATGGTGGTAAAACATTTAAGGTAACAGTTGTAAACGTAGGAGGGGCTAACAAATATTTTATAGATGGCAGACAACAGTATGGTTTAAATTTAGTCAAAGATCGTGCACTGTTTACCTTTGATCAATCTGATAGTTCTAATAGTGGACACCCTTTACGATTTTATTTAGATGAAGGTAGAAGCACACTTTTTTCAACAAATGTACAAACGGTAGGAACTCCGGGTAATCCTGGAGCTTATACACAAATATTTGTTGCGAATGATGGTCCAACTACATTATACTATCAGTGTAGTATACACGCAGGCATGGGTGGAAAAACAAACTTCCAACCATTAATTAGAACGAGAGTTATTTCTCCAAATATTAATGGTGATGGTAACTTGGTACTAACAGGAGTTAGTGCTAAATTTAGAACAAGAGTTAGAGGTATCTGGACACCTAAAGTTTTTGGAGGAACAAACGAAACGTGGAAGGCTAAACGAATATGAGCATAACATACAATCAATTAGTAAATAGAATTAAGACGACAAGTGAAGACACAAGCACAGAGTTTGTAGGAGACATACCAGCTTTTATTGAAAGAGCCGAAGGAAGGCTTACAAGAGAAATAGATTCATATGGTGTTGTACAGTATGCAACATCAAACATGGTTATTGGTGATCCATTTTTAACTAAACCATTAAACACATTAATAATTAAAAACTTAAATATTTTAAAGTCTAATGGCACACGAATTAATTTATTACAAAAGACTGATGAATATTTAAATGATTATTGGCCACAACGCACAAGTACGGGTGTACCTCGTTATTATGCTAACTTTGGATTTGATAGGCTGTTAGTATCACCTACACCAGTATCGGCCTATGATTGTGAAATGTCTTATATTGTCCAACCAACAGCAGCTACTTCTGTGCATCAAGAGAATTTCTTTACACAATATTGTTCTAATGCATTGTTTTATGCTAGTATGAAGGAAGCCTGTATGTTTATGAAAAATTATACAGCTGCTCAAGTTTGGGAACAAGAATACCAACGAGCATTTACTGACTTACTAAATGAAGCCAGAAGAACAAGACAGGATGATATGAGAAATAATGCCTCACCAGCTGGAGGTGATAACACATTAGTAAAGGGAAGTAATTAATTATGCCAAGTAGTTATACAACAAGACTTAGATTAGAAAAACAAGCTGATGGAGAAAATGCGAATACCTGGGGTGATCGTCTTAACCAACAAGTAATTGACATGGTGGACGAAGCCGTAGGTGGTGTCGTCGTTGTCAGTACAACAGGAGCAACAACTTCATTAACAGCTAGTAACGGAGCAGCCGACCAATCTCGTAATGCTGTATTAAGAATTGAAGGAACATTAGGATCAAACTCAACTATAGTGATCCCTAGTGTTGAAAAATTATACGTTGTTGACAACCAAACAACAGGTGGCACACATACCGTTAAATTAAAAACAGCCGCAACAACAACAAATGTTATAGCCCCTCGTGGTGGTTCAAAGTTTATTTATTGTGATGGAACAAATGTACATAATGCTGTTGACCCAGTAGGTGTAAGTGCACTATCTACAGAAGGTGGCGCCGTTGGTCCTATTACAGTAGGTGGTACGGTATCGGCTACGGCAGTTGTAGCTACTCGTATGACTGCTACAAGTATTTCAAGCTCAGTCACAGATACTACCAAGTTATTTGCAACAACAGCTATATCCGTTAGTGCTGTTGATTCACTAGGTAAACAATTAAGAATTACAAAGTCGGCTGTAGCTGACATTGTTTCATTAACTGATGCATCAACAATCTCGGTAAACTTCAACAGTGGTCAAAACTTTGATGTTAGATTAGGTGGTAGTAGAAACTTAGGTGCTCCAACGAATGTTCAATCTGGACAAACAGGAAGTTTCTTTGTTCGTCAGGACGGTACTGGATCAAGAACTTTATCATTTAATAGTGCTTACAAGTTTGTTGGAGGTACGGCTCCTACACTAACAACGACAGCTTCTGCCGTCGACCGTATTGACTACGTTGTGTTATCGAGTTCTAGTGTGCATATGGCGGCATCACTAGATGTTAAATAATACAAGAGGTATAAATGGTATTTCAAAATAATGTTCTTATGGGTGCAAGTGGATCTGGCACAACCACATACTCTATAGACCAATCAATTAGGTTTAACAAACCAGATTCTGCTGTATTAACCAAAACCTATGGAAGTGAGGGTACTAAAACTGCCTTTACAATGTCTTGTTGGATTAAACCAACACTTCAAGCAAATGCTGGATTTCTATTTGGTGCAAGCACATCTAATGATGCTTGGAATGTAACTACAGGGTCACATTTATCTTGGAGTTCAAATACTTTAGCATTTTATTCTGGTGGAACTAATTATATTATAACTAATAGGGTGTTCCGTGACCCAAGTGCTTGGTATCATATTGTTCTTGCTGTTAATACAGCTGGAAGTGGTACGGATAAAATAAAACTGTATGTAAATGGCACTTTAGAAACAAGTTTTTCAACTGATAATAGGTCTAGTATTTCTGGAGATTTGTATATTGGAGATAATGTTCTTCATTTTATTGGTGGTCAAGTAACAACTGGAACAACAAATGCTTTTTGGGATGGTTATATTGCAGATTTTTATTATATAGATGGAAGTCAATTAACTGCCGATAGTTTTGCCGAAACAAATAGTAATGGGATTTGGATTCCTAAAGAGTATAGTGGAAGTTATGGAAGTAATGGTGTGAAAATTGATGGAAGAGATGCATCTGACTTAGGAGATGATGAAACAGGAAATGGTAATGATTTCACGACAAGTGGACTTGCCTCACACGATCAAGTGGCTGACTCACCTAGCAATAATTTTGCAACTATAAATTCTGTTTATGCAGATAACGCACCAGCAGGAAATGCAGGAACACTAAGTAATGGAAATTTACAATATGTTGGAAGTGGTTCATCATTTTGTATAAAAGGTCTTACTTTTGATTTACCTAAAAGTGGTAAATGGTATTTTGAATATATGATAGG